TTTGTGATTTTACGCATTGCTTTGGAAATGATAATTGCTTTATCCGTAGCGTAACCATCCTTACCATAATCAGCTTCCATCTCCTTTTCAGTTGATGCTGCTGCTACTGAATCCACAACGATTGTTACATACTTATCTTTCGATGAAACTCTTACCTTTTCGATAATTGTTTCCGTATATTCAAAACATTGTTCAACAGTCTCAGCTGCTACATAAAGTAATTTGGTTGTATCTACTCCAATGGCTTCTAAGAATTCTCTACTTACGGCGTTCTCCGTGTCAATCAATACAGCGATACCACCTAACTTTTGTGTTTCGGCAAGTAAGTGAGCTGATACTAATGATTTACCACTTTGTTCTAATCCAGTAATTTCGGTAATTCTACCAACAGGCAAACCTCCATAAGGGCGATTTGAGATTGCTACATCCAACATAGATGCTCCGGTTGAAATCCAACCATCTACGTTTGTAGGCGAATCATTGTTGTCCAAAAAGAATGCTACTTTCTGATCTTTTGCTTGTTTGTTAAGCGATTCGGCCAATACTTCGGCCAAATCGATTTCCTTTGTTGCTTTCGCCATAATTGTTTGTTATTAAGAATTGAATAAATCATCAAATGCTGCTGCTACATCATCTAATTTCTTAGCTGGTGCTTCTGCTGCTTTTGGTGCTGGTGTAGAACCACCCATATCATGGGATTCAGTTTTAGCCGATGGTGCTACTTTAGAAAGTTCTTCAGTTGATGTTGATTCTACTGATTCATCATCTCCACCTGCCGATGGATTTAACCAACTTTCTAATACATTTTTCAATTCTGCATAACTCAATTCGGAGTAAAGTTCAGTAATGTTCTTTTGCTCATTTAAGAACTTATCCATTTGCTCTTTCGTATCTGTCAATGGAGATTCTTTTGGTTTAACTCTGATAGTTGTTACGGGATACGATGTTCCACTATCTTCTGCTGAAACGATTTCAACAACGATATCTCTACCTTCGTGTGGATCAGTAATATCACCATAATCCGGGTCAGCGATGTAACCTAAGATTTCTTGATACACTGTCTTACCAAAGCCCCAGAAACGAACACCTTCACCCTCTTCACCTCTTACCAATACTGGTACGAAAGTTCTAAGTTTCGGCTCCATTTTCTTTGCTGCTTTCCAATCTTCCTTATCACCCATACGTTTTAATTTCTCAGCGAACTCAACGATAGGATCAGGTCTTCCGAAAGATGATGGTGAAAGATAAGTTTTGTTGTTAATTCCGTAGTGGAATAATAATTCGATAAATGGGTTTTCCTTGTTGAATTTGTAAGGAACTAATCGAATTTGATGTTTGCCAGGAGTTGGCTTCCATTGTTCTACAGTTTTAGATGTAGTGCTTTGTAGTTTGTTCAGTCTACCTCTGATTGCGTCTAAGTTAATAGCCATTGTTTTAACGTTTTAAAGGTTTAAAATTTAAAGTTTTAAGGTTTATTCTGAGTGTGATTACACAACTCTTTTATTACCTATAAATATATTGGAATTACAAATATACGAAAAATACCTGATATTTCCAAAGATTTTTATTGAATATTTTTGAACATTTGAGGGACAGTTCCATATACCGGTAACTTACCATCCCATTTGTTAATATACTCTAATTGTAACAATAATGGAGTTAAGGTTTGTTGCTTCATTCTATTTGCTTCAGCCTCAGCCTTAGCGGATGTCAACATAGCCTGAGCGTTACCTTCTGCGGTTGCTACTTTAATCTTAGCTTCGGCTTCTGCTTGCTTAACTTTGTTCTCAGCCATCAATGCGGATTGAACTGCGTTATTCTTAGCTTCAATTGCGGTTTTGAATGTTTCAGGGTAAACTAAGTTAGATGTAAATTGATTAACTACAAATCCCTCTCTCAATAACTGCCCTTCTAAGATTTTACGAACCTCAACTTCATATGCTTGTCTATTACCAATTAACTCATCAGCCGTATATTTGTTAGTTGCCAATCTGAATGCATCAAATACTGATGTCTTTAAAAAACCTTCTTCAATCTGCTCTAAACTTCTACGATACTTAGCGAAAATTGATGGAACTTTTTCTCTTTGAACTGAATAGTTGATAATTGGTGATACGTGAAACTCCGAACCATCTTTACTATTTACTACGAATGAATTATCACCTGTATATTCTTTGTGTTGAATAAATGTAGGGAATTCATAAATGTTATGTGTAATTGGATTATAAAATACCATACCAGTTACTTCAGTCACATCACTTACACCTTTATTATCACCATAAAGGTTTACTTTAACACCTACATGCCCTGCATCGATTCTTTCACAAGACATGAATAAAAAAATCATTAGGAAAAATCCCACTACTCCTCCGATAATCGTTCTTACCATTTTTTTAATTTTTAATTGTTTATTTTGATTAAATTCTTTTTCTAATTCATTAAGTTGTTCTTCACTTCTACGATTACCATATTCATCATAACGATAATTGTATCTTTCAAATCTTGCCATATTATTTTATTTAGTTTAATTACATACCATAACCGCCCATTTGTGGGGTTGGCTGTTTTTCTTTTTGTTCAGGTTTGATACCAACTACACATTCAGTTGTAAGTAACAATCCAGCAATAGATGCTGCGTTTTCCAATGCTAAACGAGTTACCTTTGTAGGGTCAATAATACCCGTTTCAATCATATCCACATACTCATCAATTCTGGCATTATATCCAAAGTTTCCACCCAATTCTATTACCTTATTGATGATAACATCAGGTGAACCACCAGCGTTTGATATAATAGTTTTAAATGGAGATTTGATTGCTGATTGAATGATGTTAGCTCCCAATTGTTGGTCAGCGTTTTCCATAGTAGTGTGGAAACCTGTATTAAGTAATACATCAGATGCTTTCAACAATGCTACACCTCCGCCTGGAATAATACCTTCAGCTACAGCTGCTCTAGTTGCATGAAGTGCATCATCTACTCTATCTTTCTTTTCTTTCATTTCAGTTTCAGTAGATGCTCCGATGTAAAGGATAGCAACACCACCTGCTAACTTAGATAATCTTTCTTGCAACTTTTCTTTATCATAATCTGAAGTTGTCTTTTCGATTTGTGCTTTGATTACATCGATACGAGCTTTGATTGCTTCAGTAGTTCCACCACCATTGATGATAGTTGTTGTATCTTTATCAATTGTAATCTTTTCAGCAGTTCCTAACATATCCAATGTAGTATCTTCCAACTTCATTCCCAACTCTTCACTAACAACATTACCACCTGTTAAGATAGCAATATCTTGCAACATTTCTTTTCGTCTATCACCAAATGCCGGTGCTTTAACTGCTGCTACTTTAAGAGTTCCTCTCATTTTATTTACCACTAAAGATGCCAATGCTTCACCTTCGATATCTTCAGCAATAATTAAAAGTGGTTTACCTGTTTGTGCGGTTTGCTCTAAAATAGGAAGAATTTCTTTTAGACCTGAAATCTTCTTTTCATATAATAAGATATATGGTGATTCCAAATCTGCTTCCATTTTTTCCTGATTGGTTACAAAGAATGGAGAAAGATATCCTCTTTCAAACTGCATACCCTCTACGGTCTTAACTGATGTTTCAGTTCCTTTAGCTGCTTCTACAGTAATGATACCATCTTTACCAACCACATCCATTGCAGATGCAATCATAGAACCAATTTGAGAATCATTATTAGCCGAAATGGTTGCTATTTGTTCAACTTCTTTAGATGTTGATATTTTCTTAGACATATTTTTCAACTCACCCACAACTGCTTCAACAGCTTTATCAATACCCTTCTTTAAATCCATTGGATTTGCTCCGGCAGTTACCATCTTCAATCCATCATTAAAAATAGCTTGAGTTAATACAGTTGCTGTTGTAGTTCCATCTCCCGCTTGGTCAGCCGTTTTACTCGCAACCTCTTTCACTAATTGTGCTCCAATGTTTTCAATCGGATCTTCCAATTCAATTTCTTTAGCAACGGATACACCATCTTTTGTGATATGAGGTGAACCATAGGATTTTTGTAAAATAACATTTCTACCCTTAGGTCCTAATGTAACTTTAACTGCATTTGCCAGCTTATCAACTCCGTCTTTAATTGAACTTCTGGCTTCTAAATCAAATTTAATCACTTTTGTCATCACTTATTTATTTTTTAGGTTTTTTTGTATATTTTCTTTTTGGTTTTACGAATTCCATTCCCAATCTCTGATCATTTTCAGTTGCACCCATCATAGCTTTTACTAATGGATTGTTTTCAACAGGAACTTTTTTGTAGTATTCATCTGTATATTCAACCGCATCAGGGAATATAGATGCAAATTTTTCTACGTTTTGCTCTAATTGTTTAGTAATATCTTCTTTAGCTATTTGTGCCATTTTTTGTTTAGCCTCATTCGATACTCTACTCATTGGAACTGATGCCAATGGGTCATTATCACTGCCAAAGTTTGTATCGATTGTAGTTATCTTTGTAGTTGCTACAGGTATTGATGGGTCTTGTTCAGGAAACCCCGCTTTGCTCCATTTATCTGCCAATTCTTTGTAACCATCTATTACTTTGGGATTTTCATCGGTTTTAGGAACGCCAATTCCTGCTAACTTTTGAAATTTCTCTTTAGCTTCAAATTCATCTAATGATAAATTTTGTGCTTTTTTGTTTTGCTGAACATCGTATATTAGTTTACCAACGAATGCTAATACTACGATTAATAAAATCCATACTATCATATTATTTTGTTTTTATTTTTGTTAATGCATTAATTACTGATACTAATCTATCAATTTCGATATCTTTGTTAGCCACAATAGTTGAATATGCTTCGTTATTCTCTCTAAGGTATTCAACTTTAGCTTCCAACTTTGCTAATTCAATACCTAAATTTTCTTTTGTAGAATGAAAGGTATGTTCATACTCTGCTAATTGACGATGGCATGCTATTTCAAGCTTAGCCACTTCCTTTAACCTTTCAAGCTTTTGATTCTCAATATCCTCATTTAGCTTTTGGTATTTCTCTCTACGATACAATTCCAATTCTCTATCAAACAATTCTTTTTCAATATCTAATTGTTCTGGTTTGTGACTTTTCTTTGTTCCAAACATGGTATTTTATTTTGTTTTACAAATATACGAAATTATTTTCATTTTGCCAAATTTAATTGTCAGTATCTTTTCGGAATGGTTTAGACCATTTTGGCTTTATCATTTTCCAAATAGTATTATCATAAGATTTACCATCCCACATAGCAAATAAGATAGAACGATATTCATTATCTTTGATTAGGTTAGCAAATTCTTTTTTATCATTTGATTCTCCTTTATAGTATTCAAAATCAATCTCACTTCTGAATTTGATATTATCGTATTCGGCTTCTAATGATAGCATTGTTAATTTTACCCATTCATCAAATTCATCCGGCACTCTATCTAAAAATTCGTTTATGTTACCATTCGTTCTCATCAATTCCCATATATCAGTAGTTGAAAAGTTAGTAAGGATTCTATGCAATCTTACATACTCATCACCTTTGATTTTCATTCTCATTCCATTTCTGAAACGAATAACATAACCTTCTTTTGAATTTGATATTTCTCTTTTTAATTCATCAATTCCTTCACCAAATGTATTGTATCTCATTACAACATTTAATCCAATGTTTTTTATGATGTTTTGAATGCGAACATCTTCAGTATCACTATTGAGATTAACTTCAATTCCTGTTTTTGTATTTATCACACCCAATAAGACCACATCTTCAAAATCGTAATTACATACAATTCGATTCTCCTTATAGATTATTTCAAAAAGGTATGTATAATCAGTATGTAACTTTTCAAAATTATACTTTCCTAATAGTTCTTTACCTTTGATAGCTTGCTCAGATGTGAATGAACCACGAGTTGCCATGTGCCATTCGTTATTATAATAAAAGCAAATACCCAAAGAACCATCCATTTTCTCATATACATCGAACAACTCATTTGGAATTTCTTCCGCAGTGTGTTCTTCGTAGTTAAAGAATTTAGGGAATGGCTTGGCTATAATTTTTCCAGCATCATCAGTAACTAATCCTCTACAAGCCATAGTTACTTCATCCCATAATCTATCGTATTGACAAGTACGTGAGTAGTTCCATATAGTTAATGGCAATGTTGGATGGGTCTGCTTTATCAGCAAACCCTTTTCAACATATTCATCAAATAAATCTAAATTAACGTAACTCATATACGATATTCAATTTCTATATTATTTTAATCTTTCTCTAATTTCAGTTAGTGTAGTTTGATTAAAAAACTCACCATCTTTATAGATAGTTTTTAACTTACCTTCATTTTCAGTTTCCCAACTTGCTTTATCTATTAAAGTCAATCCACCTTCGTAATTATCATACACTGCCAATAATCCCGTTGCTGATTTTTTAGTTCCATCATCAGTAATTGGGTCTTTGAAGATTTCTCTTCCAACAATTCTTAATTCAGGTTCAACACTATTTTCAGTTTCATAAAAAAGTTCCTCTAATTCAACATAGGTTGCTTTCATTGCGAAACCAAATGTATCACGAGTGTTGTATTGATATGTGAATGAACCAATACCCAATACTACGTTTGTAGATGCGAAACCTTTTGATTCTAATCTTCTACAAATCTCATCAGCTCTATCGATTGTAATGCTATCGCCATAAATTGCTCCAATGTGAGAATCTAATACTTTGTAACCTTGCTCATTTGTAGTTCCACCAAACACATCCCAAAGTAATTCAATAACACCTTTACCTTCCGGAGAACCCGTATGTAATGTTGATTCAGAACCACATAAAATATCAACCGGGTCACCACTATCAGGTCTGATTACCAACTTACCATCTCTCGCTAAGATTTCTTCTTTAAGAGTAACAACGTGCTCCGTACAAACTTTCCACAAATCCCACGTATCTGATACAATTGAAAGAATACCTGTTGGATATGTTTTTAATAATCTACGGAATGTTTCAACTTCATCATCTTTACTTCCGGCACACATTACACTATGTTCGGTTGCATTAACACTACCACCTACGAATCCATCTTCACCATAGAATTTTCTAGCTCCATAAAGTGTAGGTAATGAATCAGTTCCACTAAATGATGTTAAGTGTCCTAATCCCGAACTAATCGTTGCCTCAATAGAATCCATACCTCTCATTGAGAAATCATGTCCTTGCCAATCAATAAACCAACCACGTTCTACATCAGTCTTTTCTTGCCATTTAGTTAATACCTTACGATATGTATGAGCAATTGTTGCTGATGTCATTGGTTTCCATAATAAATTGGAAATGATTGTTTCTAAATAATTTGTCACCCAATAGAATTCAGGTAATGTATTATAGATTGTTAAGACTGGAACTTTAATTGGAACTAATGTTCCCTCTTCAATACCTTTTACTGCAATTGGTAAATAACCCAAATCATGCAACTGTTCAAAGTGAGTAACATCATAATCAGTTCCCAAATATAAGGATAACTCACGTTTCATTTCACCACAAACTTCATCTTTTGGTTTAGAAAAGAATTCGTTTTGAAATGCTTCGTGAATTTGTTTCATAACCATTTGCTGTCCAAATGAAACTACCATATCACATCCCTTTGGTGCGTATTTATTACTACGAGGAGTGAAGTTAGAATAAACCAACGTTGTCCCATGTGGATATTGTTGGTGATGCCCTGTTTTATAACCATCGGTTAATAATAGTGGGTTCATAGTTTTTTATTTATAAGTTGTTATTGAATACGTTTAATTGTTTTACAAATCCATCAGTATCATATCTATCTACAATTGAATTGGTAGTAAAAATATTTGTAAAGTGTTTTTGTAATTCATTGAATCCTGCTGAGAAAACGCCATGTGTTACAACTAAGTAAATTGGTAAATTGGTTATTTCTCTAATTGCTCTAGCCAATTCAACGAAAGTTCTACCCCCATCACAAATATCATCTATAATTACAATGTGATTGATGCCATCTAAATTCATTGTAGGTAATTCCGTTCTAATAATATCGCCAGTTTTCATATCTCTAACCTTAGAAGCGGTAACTACATTTTCAATTTGAAATTTAGCAGCAACATCAAATATCTTTTTTAAGGCCCCTGCATCCGGAGATATTAGTGTAAGATTTTTATCATTAATACTATCCAATGCAAATTGGACTAATTCAAAATTACCAATTTTAACAAAGTTATCCAAACATGCCTCCAATACATCTGAGTGCGGGTCCATTACAACTACTTTATTAAATTTCTGAGAATTGATAATCGGGCAAATTACATTTTTAAGATAGTTAGTTTGTCCTTCACCGAACTTTCTATCAGAACGACCACCTAAGAAATACGGAACATATAGATTTACATCTTCAATACCAAATTCTCGTAAACATTGATTAGCGGTGATAATCAATTCTAAATCCTTAAATGAATTTAGTCGTGATTTTAACAAAATCATACTCATTCTCTGAGTAATTTGTGGTTTATCTAATGTGATGGATTGCTGTCCATCGGGAAACTTTGATATCTTATATTTGATATTTGAGTTCTCTAAACTTGTCAAATCTAATGTAACCATTTGTTGTTTTTTTATATGTTAAATATACGAAGAATCCCTGGCATTTCCAAATTTATTTTAAAAAATATGGTATTAATTATCAATTAGTTATGATGATTTTTAGTAATTCTACCTGCTTAATTCTATGTTTTTTACGTTTTTTAAATTGCCACCAACGAATTTTACATCCTTCAATTAGATGAACCTTCAATTCACATAAATAAGAATAATGCGTATCCTTTATAGAAGTTAATGTAGTTATAGTATTATCTTTGGCTTGAATTATATTATCCAAATCATCAAACTCATATAATACCATTTTAAAAATTTCTCTATTTGCTTCTTGGTCAATAATCATAGGTTGATTAGTTCCTCTCAGATTTTCCAAATTATCCAAACTTACAAAATTATGTAATTTATTAATAGGATTAAATGTTCGTCTAGCATATTCTATAGTGGGAACAACTATACAATGATATTTAGGATAATCATCAACACCAACTTTTAATAAAGTAGTTTTTCCTATTTGTCTTATTGATAAATGATATTGTAATTGTTTAAGTATTTCTCTTACTGATTTCATATTTTATTACCAATTTAATACACCTCTTTCTGAGTATTGTTTTCTAATTACTTTTTTGGATAATGTATCATTACACTTTATTCTAATAGTATCATTTAGTGTGGAATACTGCTTACCCAGTATTTCAACATGAGTTATAACAACGTGCTCCTTTTCGGAAAATAATTTCAATTCACTTTTAATTTTACTAATATACCACATTTGAAATAAAATAGCTGATGCTAAAAATCCAAAAGTAATATACAATATGTTTCTATTAAACCAATTCATAATTTTATAATTTAATTTGAAATCTATTTCTCATTTGTTCCATTTTTTCAACAGGAACTCCGTGCTGATTTACACCACCATGTCTATTTTCTAATATAATAGTGAATACCATATAACCATACTTTTCTGCTAATTTAAAATACTCTTCCATTTCCCACTCTTGTGTAAATGTATTAGATACTATAATTTCAGGATAGTATTGTGGATTTGCTTCATTATCTTTCATACGAATTTCCACTTGCTCTTTACACCATTTATGCGCTTCCTTTAACTTACTTGCATCAAAATTGTAATTACCCTCTTTATCGGTAAAGAATTTATCAGCTTCGCATATTGCGTAATCGTTCCAAATAAAATTGGCGAATGTAGATTTACCACTTCCTGGCAATCCTCTTACTAATGTTAATACTTTTGGTATCATAATTTTTTATTTATAATTTTCAACTATTTCGTGATGGTCTTTACTGAATAGTGATTTAACAGGTCTATCTCTCATAATAGATAGTATCTCACTCATATCAATTGGATATAATCCGTTACCTTCACATCCTACATCCATCATCTTACCTTCTTGCAATCTCATTGATGAATCGAAGTGAACATGTCCATGCAAAT